TTTGAAAATGAGCACTTAACAAGATAAAAGTCGTTAAGTCCCCGTCATTACTCGGGAATAACCAATTAGAATTCTGCCAATTAAATAGAAAGCTGAACCTCTTCTGTTATTCCTAACCAAAGTTAATCTCCCCCCGGTAGGAGGAGTTCGCTCTGATCAAGTCAGAATAAGGCCTACATTGTTATTAATATGTAGGGACCACCTTCTACCGTGTACCTATCCACACGCTGTAACGCGCTTTAGGTTTGGGAGAAATGTAATTATGCAGTGAGAGCATTGGTTACCACACGGATGGTATCAAGTGCCCTGACAGCCGAAACTGTAGCATCAAGTGTTACTTTTGAAATATCAACTTTCACATTGAAAGTTGAAGTTCCAGCAACAGTGATGGTGCAATCTGTAATAGGTATGGATGTGGTACCACCATCTGCTAGTGGGATTGTTATTTCTGATTTTGATGAAAAAGAAATAACGTATGGTTTAGTAGATGGTTCAATGGATGGATCTATACCAATAGGACCAACAAGTATAAAATCATCAGTACCAACTGCTGATTCGACAGTCGTTAGGTCTAATGTAGTGGGTGTACCTGTTGGGAAAGTTGAAGTCTTGCGAACATTCCTAATGTCGCACATAGGAGGTGGCCCAACCATAAAGAAATAGTTGAAATCATCTCCTGCTGCTTCAAAAAGCTGTGATGTTTGTTGGTTACCACCATAATTTGCCAGATTCCTGCATCTAATGTTAGTTCTAACATCTCCAAGAACTGGTGTTTGGTTGGAGCCAACAACGTCACAACGAACGCCTCTGTAATATGGTGTTCTAATCTCAAACGAATTTGAGACTTGTTGATTCTGTTGAAATATTGGTTGACCATAAGATAACGCCTCAGGAGTCAACACCTGGTTTGCTTGAGCCTCATCAAACGTTAAAAATGAATCAGCAAGCATACCTGCAGTGAAAGGTATTACCTTCAATTGTGACGAACCATTATAAAATCTGTACAGAAAAGAAGACATGTACCATGGTGTGGGAATTACCTTGTCTGTGAAATTAGTTCGGGACATTTCACGTGCACCTGACACTGGATCCTCGGACATATGTCGGGTTCGTAACCCAACATAGCTAGTGTTTTGTGACAAATCAGCAAAATAACCATAGCGCTTCATCCATGCACGTAGCGATTTGAAATACTCACCAGTTGTTTGTGCAGTCACGTCTTGTCCTGCATGAGATGGTACTAGAAGGTTCTCATCCTCTGGGATGAATACCGTACCAATATCTGACTGAGCAACTCTAACCGCAGAATCGTATTTGGATTGAAAACCAGGTGCCAAATTCATCACTGGTCTTGCGATTTGATAATCTTCGCCGCCACTGTGTGCAATAAAGAAAGTCACAGATGGTGAAACTGTAGGAGGGTTAGACAAGTCAACGAGAGAGTAGATTGCCAGGCACCCAGTCTTCGTATCCAAAGATTTCGCATCTGGTCCTGGATTATCAATATCATTAGTACGTTTATATGTTTCCCTCCAATCTGTGTTGGATATAAAAGGAACAGAGACACGGAATGTCGTCCTGCCCATTTCATCCTGTCTGTCCTTTAAATTACATACAACATTGTAATTTGTGTTTAACAAATTGTCAAGCTTTTCTGGAACTTCTGATATATTTGTTTCTGGTAGAAATACTACTGCGAAGCGTCCCTGATGGTAAGGAGTTTTCACTACCATTATGTCATAATTGATCGTGCCACGCCACAGTGTGCCCATCATACTTGCATAAGCAAAGCTTCCAAGGTACAAAGTTTGGCTATCTTCTTCTTGACCATATTGGTATTGCGAAAAAGGTGAAACTTCCCACGCAGTAATTAACCTACGATCTCGAAATGTTGTTTGAGTCGCTGCTTGTGCATGAAAGAAATTTGGTCTACCAAATATGTATTCCAAATTCATTTCGTCTTTTGTTTCGGGAATAAAGGTAGATCCATCGATACCATTGTCTTGGATTAATCCTAGCGTCGTAGCATCATCGTTTCCTTCAGTGTGTATAAGTGTGTTGTTTGGTTTCAAAACAGCTTTACATTGTGGTTGTATGGAAGTTGGTTTTGACCATCCGAAAGAGGCAGCAGTTTTGCCAACAGCACGTGAAACCCAAGCTACAGTGGAAGCAACCTTTCCAATAAGGGGTACATCTGACAATACGTCAGCAACAGTTGTAATTCCACTTGCAATTTTGGAAACGGGGCCTGGTGTCTCCACTTCCCCTGTGTCGGGAGCTGAAACAGGTGCCACATCAGCTTGAGCAATACGATATCCTCTTGCTTCTAGTCGTCTAATTTCGTGCTTATCTCGAGCACCAGACATAACGTCTTTATGTGTGGGGACAAAGAATTGTGGGTTGACAAAGCGTGCGAAAACTGTGTATTTAGTGCTTTCAGCACCAGTTGGACCTAAAAGAGATGAGAAAACGTATAGGAAGGCTGTACCAAATTGGTTATCAGCATTGCCCAAATCGAACAAATCATAAATATTTGCATAAGGACAGATGAGCTTGAGTGAATTACCTTCTTCAATGCTAACTAT